TGTTAGTTTAAAGGTTTTTCCTTTAAATTTAAAGACCACTCCTTCTGTTGGGATGATCGACTCAATACCACCAATTCCCTCTAGTCTTTTTAGTTCTTTTTCAACCTTTTCAATTTGAGTAAGGTCGCCATTCTTTTTAATCTTGCCAGCTTCAGTTCTAATCTGATTATGTAATCTTGCTTTCTCAGCATCTGGATTAGCAGCTACAAAATTAGAAGCGTTCTTTAAAACATCTGCACCTAACTCTAAAAATAGATTCTCAAAAGGTAAAATGTTTTCTTTATACTTCTTATTTCTTTGACCATCAAACTCTTTAACAGCCTTATTTTGTTCCGGGGTTAATTCCTTCTTTAATGCAGTTAACTTAAGTGTCTTCTTATCTAAGTAAGCCCATCTTAAAAGTAAACCCTCTTTATGTGCAGGTTCTAAATCCGCAAAGTTCTCTTCGATCTGACCTCTCCACCACATCTCGTGATACATTTTAACCTCATCTTGATCTGATAGACTATAAGTATCTCTTAGTTTATTTATCGCCTTTTCATAATAGCCGACTCTCTCGTCAAAGTTAACGTCTTTAGCTAACTTTAAAATTTGAGGGGGAATTATTGTAAACGTCTTTTGAACATCTGACTTTAATTCTTTAAGTGCTTTAACTAGTTCTCCAGCAACGTTTTGCTTTCCAGTTTGATTACCTTCACCATCAGTCTCTATAATACCATGAAATTGAATAACATCTCTGTCATAATAGATAACATTAGGGTTTTTAGAGTAAATTAGTTCCATATTAACGAAATTCAATCCGTTCGCGAACATTGATTGATCCTTAAGCGCTGGGAGCGCCTCTGCTAGATCTTTAGCAGCAAAGATATATGTTTCTTCAACCAGCTGTGAGGCATGGCCAGTGAACATCTTAATGATACCATTTAGATCTAGTGGATTTATCATTTGCCCTTTATTTCTGGCAAACATTGCTTGACCATCTTTTACAGTTGCAAATAGGTTTTGACCATCAGTCTTTTCAGTTGCAGCCTCTTCGAAATCTAACCCACCTTGCAATGAAGATTTAACAATAGTCTTAAAATCTGCAAAAGTTAATGAGTGGTCATCGAAAGGGTGCATCATGTGTCCTGCTGCTCCACCTTCAAATACGAAATCCTCCAAGTTGTTCACCTGGAGTTTCTCGTTTAAAAATTCTGTAAAATTAGTGTATATCTTCATAAGAAGTTTTTAGATTATTTTTATCCTAATGATGCAGTTAGTGCGCCGACAGCAGCACCATAGTCTTCACCATGCTTAGACAATAAACCGTCTACAACTTCTTGTGCTTTTTCTTCATCAAATTTATCTCCAAATGCTTTTCCTAAAACAGCGAATGCATACTCTTTAAAATCTTCGTCAGATTTAACTTCAGCTTCATTTACTGTTGGAGCTTCTACTGTATTAGCAGATTCAACATATAGGTTTACATACCTGCTACCTTTTTCAGAGTAAATTGAAGTGATTTTAAAGTCACCATCAATTTTATTACCAGTATCTTTTTTATACCAATCTGCATAATAAGCTTTAAAGTATAAGTTTGGTTCTAGTTCTCCAAAGAAGTGTGATAATTTACCAATAAAAAACTGAGCTGATGGATAATAAGTTGTTATATCCGCTTTAGTTTCAGCATCTAAAACTCCTTTATCAAAATCTTTTACAAATTTAGCCTCAGTAACTTCTTCAGTAGCTTCTTCTTCAACTTCGTCTTCTTCAAGTTCTTTAGCTAATTCAATTGCAGCCAATGCCTGAGATACTTTACCTTCTTCAACTTCTTCAACTCCTTCTTTAATAACTGGGAATTTCTTACCGTTAAATTCAAATTCTTCAGCATCTTCTTCGATCGCCTTAGCTCTTGCAGCTAAAAATGCATTACCTTCGTTCATTACAGACTCATTAGCCCATATTAATTCAAATGCATCTACAATTTTTTGAGCAGTATCACTATGTCCGAATCCATCTAAGAATAAAGCCATACCTTCAACAATACCAATACCTGACCATCCTGCAGCGTTTGCCATGAATGCTCCTTTATCGTCTAATAGATTAATGATTGATTTTTTACCAACTGGAACTGTCATTCCACCAAGGTTATCAATCTTTACCATTACAGTTGCAAGCTTACCTTTAATTACTTTACTCACTGGTTCTCTATAAGAGTGGAAGTTAGCATCTGTTAAAGATTCTGCTAGCATATATTTACATACTCCTAAAAGAATACCAGGTGCTGCTAAAGCAGGATGATCCATAAAGAATTGCTCTAAAGATTTTGCTACTTTCTTAGCATCTCTTGCATTACCTTTACTTGGTTTAAATGATTCATTAATTATCATAGATTCAAATGCAGGAACTAAATCGTAACTGTCATAAACATCAACCATGTACCATTTAGAATCTCTTTCAGAATATAGGTAGATGAATTCAGCTCCGCCGTTATTAGCAGCGTCTTTTACAAACTTCTCAGTATCTTTCATATTCCCGTCAGTAGTGGTCTTGTCGCCGTAGAATTTAATATCGTCTACATTTGCTTCTAGACCTGAACCACCCCCTTTCTTCAGTAGTAAGTCTACTGCCTTTCCATCTTTGTAACCCTTTTTAATTGTAGGTAACATGTGGTCTGGGTAACCATCATAGTGCATATACACTGTTGAGATTTTTCCGTTCTTTTTAATTTTACCGATTTGAGATCTTGTGCCCTCTTCTATAATTGCTATTGATTCAGAGATTTCAGAAGCACCTAGCTTTCTAAAAAACTTATTTCTATCTTCTTCGTTAAGGTCTTTTATAGACGTAACTCCAAATTCAGCTAGCAAGGTTTTAAATTCGTATGCTGCATCTTCACGAGCAGATTTTTGTTCTTCTTCTAACTTTGCAGTTGCAGCTATTTTAGATGCATTTGCATAGTCTTCGAAAGATTGTAGTTTTAGTGAACCCATTGTAATAATTTTATTTTATTATTTTAGTATTGTATTATATATCCCCTTCAAATGTGACATTTTTTATCTCAAACGGGAACTTCTGTTCTCGATAGATTTTTTGTCTAGCTTTTGAATGCCTAATAAGGTAATTATCCCAATCAGGAGACGATAAGTCGTCTACAAAATCTATAATATTTACATCCGTTTTTGACTTATGTTTTCTTAGTCCTCTACCGATAGACTGTCTAATAATCACTTCTGATTTAAACGATTCGGTAAAGAATATATTATGTATCTTGTTAATTGATATACCAGTTGAAAATGTACCATAAGATGCTACAATGATAATTTCAGCGCCTGCTTCCATTTTCTTTTTATACTCTTCTCTAATATCTTTATCTGTATTACCGTCTACATAGTAAACATTCTTTTCAGACTCTTGGCGCAATTTCTCATAAATCTTTTTACCATGTTCAATCCTATGGAATAGGACAAGACCATTACCCTTAACTCTGGAAATAATACTGCAAATAAATGCAAGCCTACCTGGCGACTGTATAACATAATTACTTTCAAATTTATAGACATCTTTACTTTCATATCTGTTTTGTGACATTTCTCTAAAAGCATTTTTAGTACTTTCAGCAGCATAATCCATTTTTATTACTTTTACTTTACACCCTGCAATAAAACCTTCTTCTTGTAAAAAGTTCGCACTGACCTCTGTAATTACAGGACCAGTATAAGCCATAAGTGTTAATCTATCTAGGCTACCAGCTTTTGGAATTGTACCTGACATTCCAAATCTATAGTTAGCAGCTGTGCATTTTTGTAAGATAGTTTTAATAGATTGAGATTTAGCCTTATGTGTTTCATCGATAAGTACTGCATCAAATTGTTGGAAATATTCTTTATCCTTTTTAACTAGGGATTGATATGTACCGATTACTACGTTTCTACCCGGTCTAATCTTTTGACCAGAATAAATCTGTTGTACTTTAATTTTAGCTTGGTTTCTCCAGTTATAGTCTTGAAAATCTTCTGAACCCTGAACAACAAGTGAAACATTAGGTACAATAAATAGTACTCTACCTGCCTTTTGTTTTTCTAGTAGGTATGATATTACCATAAATGAGATTAGAGTTTTACCAGCCGATGTAGCCAACTCACTTAGACAATTTCTAAATTTAAGTATATTATATGCTGCTTCAATTTGATAGTCTCTAGGTTGCATCTCTGAGCCATCAAAGAAATCCATTGCCCACTCTTCAAAGTCTGCAGCTTTTATATTAGTATCAAACAGTCTTGTAATGCCATTTAGTTTAAGCTCGTATTTATACTGCTTACACATATTCATTACCTCTCGCCATAGACCAGATGGAATCCATTTATCATCTTTAATATACGAGATGTAACCATCCCATAAACCCTTTTTAACAAGGGGATGAAACCTCCAAGATTCAATACGTCTATTTAATGTAATGTTAAGTTGTTCAACTTCCATTTCAGACGCCTCGTCTACACGCAGGAACTGTTTGTTATCTGTTAACGTTAATTCCATTTAAGTTTTATAGATCTTTTAGAGCCAGTCTATTTCTAATAGCAAAGCCCATATTATCTAGTGTTTTTACAGAGTCTCTTAGCCAATCCATTTGGTTTTCTAAATGTGACAAAATCATATTGTCATCTGCTAAGTCGTTCTCTAAGAATTTCTCTTTCTGCTTTTCACCCAGTTTGTAATCATAATTATAGTATCTAATATATGCTTCTCGGTATCTTGCAGCAATCGTTTTCTTTTGTTGTTTTATTTTGACATTTATATATGCCATTTGATCTACAAGTGTCTGTCTAGAAGATAACACGTCAGCAATAGTAATCTCCATTGTGTTAATGTTACGAAGACTTTGTGCTAGGTTTCTAATTGTGACTGACCACTCGTTTCTCTGTGCACTTAATTTTTGATCTAGTGCTAATATCTTTTCGTTACTCATATATCTTATATTAAAATAGCGACGGTTTGTTCCTATCTGGTTTAATAAACTTTGCAGCCTTTTGACCCTTCTTAAGTTTAGGTTTGCTGAATTCCATATCGGGATTATCAGTCTTAAAGTCTGGCATCTCAAAATCGATTAACATCCTCATCTTCTTGAATCGGTCGCTATCCTTAAAAAAGTCCTCTAATGTATCTTCCATTTCCTCTATACGTACCATAAGTCTAAATCGCTTGATGTGAAATAATTTTCTATTTGTTTCCAAGCATCAGATTTCTGCTTGTAACATACTTTTATCAAGTCGTTTAGATCTTTGATATTATATGTATCTAACTTAAAATCGTCTAGAAATTTAGACCACATAAATACGGGTCTGCCTCTCTTTAGCTTCTCAATCATTTTCTTTTTACCAGTTGCATCATTATCAAACATATATCTAACTGTCGCCATTTCGTCAAATTCTTCTGTCGATCTACCTGCAGTTGCAAGGGCAATAGAGTTATGCATAAACTTCGCATCAATCGGTCCCTCAAATAGAGTGACTGGTTGTTGGAAATTAACCTGCATAATTCCAAATAGAGTAGAAGCCTTTGCTAGTTTAGTCATTACATCAGGTTCTAGCTCTAGCGGTTTATTCCACTCTTCATATATTTTTGGTAGGTCATAGGTTAAATACCTAGACCCATAGCCTTTCATTCTTCTGGATTGTGCGCCGATAATCTTCCCGTTAATCCCCATGTTTAAAATCCAAAGGCGATTACCTTTTGGGGAAAAAAGAAACTCACTAGCTTTAGTGTGTAATAGCCTCTCTTTTAACTGAAACCAAATCCATTCTCCAGGCTCAATTTCTTTAGCGCCAAATACTTGTTTAAATTCATCTATAGTTAATGCCAGTTCTTGGACGCTTGCAAGTGACTGGTTTTGTAATACTTGTTCTTGACTAACCTGTTGTTTATTCTCTTTAATATAGTCTATAATAGTAAAGGAGTCGCCAGTGTTAGGCATTCTTACCTCATGGTCTTTTAATAGACCGTATAGATTAGTATGGTGAGAACAATTGTAACAGTGATACTGAAGAGTGTCCCAATACATGTTACCACGCTTCTTGGTATCATCTTCATGAGAGTCACCACAATAAGGACATGCCAGGGTTATTCGCCCTGGCATATCTTTAAGCAGCTGTTTATTAGGAGTAGTGTGATGTTCTACACAAACTTGTTTGAGTGCAACTTTTATTCTACTCTTAAGTTCTTCAGTTAACTGTATGTTATTAGATGTTGAGGTCATCTAGGAAAGAGTCTAAGTCATCATCTGTAGTTACCTTACTTTCAGCAGGAGTTTCAGCTTTTGCTGGCGCAGCAGAACCTGCAGTTGCAGTTTCAGTTACTTTCGCCTTTGGAGCTGGAGCAGATTTTGGAGCAGAAGTTACTGCAGCAATATCATCACCTGGATTAAGATACATTCTCAATACATTGTTTACAAAGGCTCTCGTGTCTTCGTCCCACGCTTTGTAATCATATTGAGCTAAAGATGGTGCGCTTTCAAGTTCTTCCTTGATAGTTCCCATGATCTCTTTCGTTCTTTCTGCTGGAGCGTCGCCCACTACAATAGCACCTTTACTTGAAGAGAATTTAGATTTGTCATAGTTATTATATTCACCTTGTCTTGTAATTACAAGCTCGAAGTTCTTACCTTCGAATAGGTCGAATACTTGTGTTGGTTCACCAAAGTCTGGCTTCAACTCAGAATCAATCTTCTCTTTAATCTTATATCCAAATTTGAATACTTTGTAAGTACCTTCCATTTCTGGATTTTGTGGATCTTTAATGATCTTAATAAGAGAATAATACTGTTGACGTCTTTTAAGCTTTTCAGAAGCTTTTCTGTCTACAGCAGAATCTGATTTTCTCAACTTCCAGAATACATCTGCAATAGGGCAGTGTTCTCCAATAGTTTGAGGTGAGTCTACTAGTTTACCATCTCCAGAAGAGTTAGTTAACCAGTGTACGTATTTTTGAACCAAAGATTTTCTTGGGTTCTCTGGATTAGGTACAAAACGAATTAATGCTTTGTAAGTTCCGTCTTTGCCGTCGTCGGCAGTTGGTTTGTAAACTTCGTTTGTTGAAGTTCTTTCAGGCTGGTGTGTTTCCACATCTTCCACGCCTAAATTAAAAATGTCAAATGAGTCGCTCATAATTTTCTTTTAGTTGTTTAATTGTTTAAAAAATTGAAATACTTTAATTGTCTTTCGTTACCTTATAGTTGTACAATATACAATAGTTTCAGTCTAATGTCAAATAAGCTGGATGATTCCCAGACCTTGGGTCTGTAGGAAGTTCCTTCCATCTACCGTCCTTTTGCTTAATCAGCCCTGATTTGTGGAGTAACTCCTCACGCTCGTTAGTCGTGATCTGGTTCGCTGCCACCATTTTATTTAGGATTTCGCTGAGACGAAAGTAATCCGCTGTAATTAACATATCACTGTAGTTATTGTTTATTATACTTATTATATATCGTTATTTTGTTTTGTTTCTAGATAGTATGTTAATATCTTTTTTGCAAAATAATTGCCTAAATATTTTTTTATGTCAGTTATTTTTCGTATATTAGTACTGTAATTAAAAACATATAAATCATGAGTAATCCACACTACGAACACCAATTAAAATTAGACGCTATGAAGAAACATACTAAATTATCGTCGAGAAACAAAACCCTTCTTTTAATGGGGGCTAAGACCACTGGAAGCTTTCTAGAGGGTTATTATTATATAGAGGAAAGTTTATACATCGATGAGGCTAACTCGCTTCATTCATTCTGTACATGGATTGATGACATCATCGGTGGTGCAGGTCCAGTTAATATTGATATGCTTTGGTTAGGTTTTAAATACCCGGAAGTAGACAGATATTCTGAAGCCTGTGTAGAAATCAAGAAACAAATGGATGAAATTAAGGCTTTTCTTTAATCAGAATAGGCCTTTTAAAAAAAGATTGCAGATTTGTTGAACCTTTTTGAAACCTTTTCTGGGAACTAGCATATAAGTAATGTCTTTAAGCCAAAGCCAGATAAGGTCCTGGAAGTAAGCTTTAAGTCTGCAAGCAGAGATTGGTACCAGTTGAGGGCTTGAAGCAGAGACTTGGTTAGTCCGGCAAATTTTCCCCTAGTTGCTGAAGCAAATAATGATTAAGGAACCAAGCGTCGACTAGATCATCAAATGGTTTCGGGACTTTTTTAACCTCATCACCTATATCATTTACACAATACTTAAATAAAGAAGTCTTAGCTAACTCTGGACTCTCTACTATATTATTTAAGAAAGCAACCCAAAGAGCTAACTTATTCATATTCCCTTTACCAGCATGTTTCTTAATTGTAGTAGGTGCAACGGTCAGTAAATTTTTGACCTCGAGTCTATTAATCATTTGTTCTTTAAGGATCGCAGCTCCCGCTGCCATGTCAATCATATTATTAGTTCCCATTTTAGAACCGTATGACGTACCTTCGAAAGCAATATGATAATCTTCTTCTGTGTTTGTTATTCCTAATATCAGATTAATTATATCATCTGCAGTTTGGATATATCTTTTAATCTTTGCAAATTCGTTTTTAGAGTAATCTCCGACTGAAGATTTCCAATCAGGTTGATGAACAAGAGTTACATCTGAAAATGTACTTATTTCTTCTTGTCTTCGCTGTTCGGCTTTTGTGCCAGAACCAGCTTTAATATAGGAGATAAAGTGATATTCATTCGTGTCAGATTGCCAGACACAAATACCAGGGGAATTAAGCGAGAAGTCAACTGTAACTAGATTCAATTTAGATTCTTTTACCCATCGCAGCACCTAGAGCAGCACCGACTAATCTGGAAGTTAATAAATCGTAGAAGATACCTTTCTGAATACCAAGAACTTTACAGATCATTTTGCCTACGGATTTTCCTAATGCAAAACCTGCAAGACCACCAAAGATAGAACCTAAAAGTCCTTCATTAACAAGTCCCTCTTCTAATCTATCTAAATCAAAAGAACCATCTTCGTTTGCAAATTGTTGAGCAAACTGTTCTAGTGCAAAATCAACCTTATCTTCTAAATCTTGAGTCCACTCTGATTGTAAACCTTCTTGTAAAAGTTTCATGTCAGTCTTAGTTAGCTTTTGCTCAACTAAGTATTCATTAAATGTTTTAGTATCTTTCATAGTTTATATATCTTTTATTCTATTTCTAATCTCAAGTTTAACTTATTGTAAACAAATGAACATTCAAATGTAGAAAAATCAGATACATTCTCTGCCATGTTTAAGTTTAACTCATTAATAGATGTCATGATAATACCAGAGTATTCCATGTAAGCTACTGAAGCTCCTTCAGCATCTAATATTCTTAAAGTCAATGGTTCAATAAACGCCTGTTTAGTAGACCTAGCATAATAATAAAGTAAAGTGTCCATCATTAACCAATAGTTAATAAAACCATCTAATAATTGAAACGTTACTGTAAATTCTCTAGAAATTGTATTTTGAATTGGCTGTGCACCTCGATGGCTTCTTATAGTACCATCATTATCCGATTGAGTAACAGGATCAAACGTTACACCTGGGATATTAAGCCCTTGGATAGAATAATTTACAAAATCAATTGGCTCTGCTAAAAGTCCACCTGGAACTCTATTCAAATATTTCTTATACTTGTTAGCAACCTCTTCTGGAATAAACTTCCTAGGGAATCTAAAATCGTATGCGTTATTTCTGCTATTTAAAATCATTATCCAATAGTAAATTTACCTTTAGTAACCATAGTTTCTTCTGTTCCATTATCAATGCTAATATAGAAAGCGTCAGTTTGCATACCTCTAATACTGGTTGCATTAGCCTCGTTTATCGTAAACAAAACTTCACCACTACCCATATCAACATCTTTATTGTACACATGATTAAATTTTAACTTTGTCTTACCATCATTAAAAGTAAGTATAACTCTTTCTGCATTTTCAAATGAAATCATATCGAAATCATCTCCTCTCTTTTTAGCTATTACAAATTTATAGTAAGATGCAAAAGGAGGAATACTAATAGATAAATCACCTTCGTCCACAAAATCAGTCGTATCAAATTCTTCAACATCTTTTATGATTGGATTATTACCAGCACCTACTAAATTAACTTTTGCAGAACTAGCAATTACATTATGTCTTTCAACAAACGCGGGTACTGTTTTTACTGATCTTGGTAAATTGTCAGTAATAAAACCTGAGATAATTTTATTAGCAGCAAGGCTAGGTAAAACATTGTAAACCTCAGTTAATATGTTTGGATTATCAATCTTTAAAGTACTTAACTTCTTACCGTATCTATTAGCTTGATCTACTGTTAAACTTGCTCTCTTTACAATTTGAGTATTATCTGTTTGATTGTAAATTCTCATAGTTACCTCAATAGAAAAGTTAACTGCTACATTAGCCTTATTAATTACAGGTCTAAATCTAATCGGAGTATTAAAATCTTCATACTGAGTAAATGTTGTTGTATATGATTTAATTTGAGCAGTACCTATTTGTTCAAATACATCTACATCGAAAATAACAACTATATCATCTGACGATGTTCTAATTCTATCTAATATATGACCCTCAAAGTTTGCTAGTGAATTATCTTTCTCTCCGTAAATATTAAAGTAATCACCATCAGTTGCATCTTCAACTACAACTGTAAAATCAGCAAATTCATCTTCTCTTGAAACCGTAAATACATTTTCTTCTCCAGTATAAACATAGTCATACCCTTCAATAGTTTTTAAACTATCTAGTAATGCAAATCTAATTCCGTAATTAGAAGTAGGATCTAAGTTACTTGAACCTATAACACCATCTCCATAAAATCTATCATTAAATTCTGAATTTTGTCCAACAAGTGCTGGTACTTTTAAATTAATAAACTTAGACCAAAGAGTCTCACCTAAAATAAAAGGCTTAGGGTTAGAGAACTCATAATTACTTTGGTTTAAATAAACTATTTGAGATAAGTAATTTTGTACACCGCTTAATCTACCAGCTGTAACTTCAAACAAAAAGCCTTCATATCCTCTTGCAGCAAAACTAAAACCAGCCTTTAAATGTAGTCTAATACTATCATATAAGATATAGTTAATATTTTGAGTAGCCTCGGATTGGTAATTTAAAAGATCTGCTTCATTACCACCTTGCCAATCTGAATTATTATTAATGTAATTATGCATATCATAATCACCGGTTGAATCATAACCTAAAAGAGCATACTTTGTAGTATCTGTTGTACCTGGTGTTTTTACAGCATGGTATCTTCCAATTGTTTGGTTAATATCATTTCCTGTAGCCTCATCTGGTGAAGAGAATAAAGGATTAGCTCTAGTATCAACATAAATCACACCACCTATTAAATTCGGATATGTATATTCTATTTTACCGTTTATCGTTGGAGTGAATGTACCTATCATAGTCGTTGCCGAATAACTATAAATACCTAAAGCACCAGATATAGTAAAATCAGCAGGATTAGGTAAAGCACTTAAATCGAATTTATATGTTTTACCACTTTGTAATAACAAAGTTCTGGCTGCAAAGTTTTCTATAGCAATATAACCGCTAATAACAGTGGCATCAAAATTAACTACAGCAGAACCTAATTCATTAATTAAGTGCCTTGCTTGATACGGATTTTGATCTACCGTATCTAGAAACATAACCTCACTACCATTGTCATCTACCTCAATTCGATACTTCTCTGCATCTCCTTGATCGTGGTAAATAAACTCTAACAGGATGTCTTCGTCTATTCTAAAATATCTACTTGATTGCGCCATTTAAAATCTTAAAAATTTTGGTGACCAATATAAGCCAAGTCCTATTGAAGGACCTGTACTAATCACTTGATTGTTGTTTAAATTAATACCATATCCTACGCCAATACCAATACCCCAACCAGCTGTTTTCTCTGATCTTCTATTTAGTCTAGTATTAACTAGGTTGATATTTTCAATATCTTTAATCACTAAACCAGGATACGTCGTTGATAGTTTTAATCTATCTGCACCATCTTCGCCCTCTTCAATTGCAGCCATTAGGCTTAGTGTTTGTTTTAACTCAAATTTAGACTCTAACACTTTAAACTGACCAAAGTCATATTTAACAGTAGAGAACCCGGTTAAAAACCTTGAGTTACCGTTGCCGAAATCTGTACTAGATTCGAAATTAATTTTTGTTGTTGTAGTATCTACAATCTCTGTTGTCGTTGCAACATCTAGACTATCTGTAATTTCTAACTCTGCAGAAATCAGGGAGTTAACCTTCTTTAAGTCATCATTTAACGCAAGTGCCTTTTGGTACTTTTTAGTTAATTTAATTTGACTACCCTGTAAGTTAGATAGATCAAATTCAAAAGATCTGATCTGTGCTAACTGGTCTCCGTTATCATTTCTTAAAACCGTAACTGAATCTTGAGCAGCTTTAAAATTATTTAGATTTCTATCAGCATCTTGTTGTGCTAACTTAACATCTTGTTTTAAATTCTCAATACTATTACATTGTTTAAGAAATAATAAACATAGTAAAGCTCCCGCAACAAAAGTTACCAGAGTCTTATTCGATAATATATTTTTTATTTTGTCCTTCATAATTTATTATTGCGCGTTACACCAGTCTTCAACAGGAACATAACCTGCTGTGTAATTTTCCGCCTTTTCAGTTGAACCAAACGGAAAGAAAAGCTCACCTTCGTAACCTGTTCTATTCCATGACACTTTCCATAGATCTAGCTCACCTAGTTTTTCTATAGAAGTAGCATTGCGTCTTCTATAAACATTTGATTTAACTGTCGTTTCTTCATCAATAGTGATAGTAATTTTATCCCAGCACCCAATTTTAAAGAAGCTTCTAGTGAAACCTAAAGGGCTAGACCAATGATATGGAATTGCTTTAAGATCAACAAAGAATTTATTATCTAATGCTAATTGTTGCGCGCTTACTAATATAGATTGTAGTAAAGGTAATTCACTAGAATCATATACTTCACCAGATAATGGTGTTAACACTATATCAGCATCTAGTGAATCCTGAGATCCATTAGCCATTCCACCTACAATATGCCAATTATAGCTATTATAGTTTGGTACATTTTGCTTTACTGCTTCCCACCATGCCTTAACTTTAGCAGGTGTACACCTCTTAAAATCTGTAGGATCTTGGGTAGAAACGTTTGGGCCTATATTTAATATATACATCTTTTATTCTTTTAATTTCTAATCGCCAGAAGACCCGCCACCAGAGTCATCACAGCCGTTTATTGTTTTTGTATCTGATACTGGCGATATTGCTTGTCCGTTTGAATCAAAACCTGACGCCGTACATGTAAGAATTGCATCTTCTTCTCCTCCACTACATATACCAGTTCCAATATAGGCTACAGTACATGTCTGCGAACTTGCGTTAGTTAATTGGAATTTATTAGCATTTATTCCGGACAGTGCCCATGAGAATGACGGATTTCCATTTCCACCAGAACCGAATATATTAGTAGGAGTTCCTACATAATCTTCAGATCCTTGTGCTGTGTAAATCCATTCTGCTCCTGTTATTGCTACTGAAGCGGATCCACCACCAGAGTTACAGTTAAACCAACCTCCGTTTAGAGGTTCATTATTATTATTCATTTGTATTGCCCAACCTCCCCAAGAGAAGCTAGGTTCGCTAGAGCTAATTATTTTTATCGAGCTTGTAGTACCAGTTACTTGGTAGTTATTTAAGAAGTAGTTCTGGAAGTTTACTCCACCTTCACCCTGTGGGTATGCGAATGTATTATTACTAACAGTTTCACTACATATTGTACTAAAATCATCTGTTTCTACAACGTCCACTGTATATGTATATTGACTTACAGTACCTGCTATTCCTATATCGAAAGAAAGATTATTTGGATCTATTGTATCGTTCCATCCAACAACAACCCTACCTGCTGAATTCACGTTAGGGTTAACAAAAGTATTAGAGCCTCCACCGCCCCATGAAGATATATTAACTTGAGAAGGACTAATATTATAGCCGGCATCTGCTTCAACATAGAACGCATCGTTAATAGCATCACCTGCTCCTCCGGTTTGCGTAATAGTGTTATTAGGCGAACCTCCAGATGCAACATTATAGATTGACGCGTTTGCTATCGTACTATTTGCTCCAATTGTAACGGTATATTGTTGAGTTGGACATGGATCAACGCTTGTTAAACCTCCGGAACCATCATATTCAATAAATTCATTTACAGTAGGAATTGTCCCATTATTATGATCAGATATAGCCGTTACTTTAAAGTGTTCACCTGCAGCTAGAAGGCTTGGATTATCATTAAAGTAATCTAAAGCATCATTACGCGCAGCTGTTTGCCATTCTGCATTACTCGGATTAGGAATTCCAGTTATTTCTACTGGTACAGCTCCGACATAAGTTCCTGATCCTGAACATACAACCCCTCCACTAGAACCATAGTTTAAATTCATTTGTCCAGTTAATGTTACTGGCGCTTGATAACTAGTTGGTTGTACTACTGTAACAGAACCTGCAACAGTTTGACCTACATTATCATATCCAGAAGGAACTGTAACTGTAACCGTGAAAGATACATTATTAGTTCCAGCTGTTGTATTAGCAGCTACTGGGCCTACAGGATCTGTAACCACAGTTGTAGCATTACCATTATTAATAGTTACCACACCTGCAGCATCAACAGAAACACTACCATTCCAGTTACTATATTGGAAAGTCGGATTACCTCCTACTAAACTTCCGTCTACATTAAGGTTTAAGTTAGTACCGCTAATTGAGATACTACCACTAGAACCCCCAGCACCACATGGTGCTGTACATAATTCAACCCATGCATTATTAATATAACCCTCAAACTTATTAGCGCCGGAGTTATATCTAAGCATGCCGTCTTCAAAATTACCAGTAATATTAAAATTATTTAATCTAAATTCTCCAGTATATGTTGTCGGTAAATTTATTTGAAACCTAATATCTTCAGGGTTACTATTTGGTACAATAGGCTCAACTGCAGAAAGATTAAATCTAGTATAATTATTTACACCAGTTACATCTTCGGAGTCTAATTTAATTTTAACACTAGAACTATGCCAAAATGTAGCATATTCAGCAGCAACAGCGGAACCATTAATATCATAATGTCTACCAACATTCAAAGTAGATCTTAATGTGGTATCCCCATCATTTGCGCCAACGCCTTCGTCTAAAAATGAACTATCACCTAACCAAATAACAGGAGTCTCTAAATCAGTTCCTGGTTTTGGCTTTAAAATTCTAACGTTATTTTTACCATCGCTAAGGTTTAAATCTATGGCAATATTTTTCCATGGGCTGGTAGTTTCACCAGAATCCCCTTTATTACCCTTGTCACCAGTATTACCAGTTGCACCAGTTTGACCTGTGCTACCTGGATTACCTAAATCTCCTTTTGGACCAGCAGGTCCACCTCCATTAACAACTAGTTGATCGAAGTTATAGTTAATCTTCGAGAACTTGATACTGTCAGAGTCACTAGGGTGTAGTATTTCTTGAATGTTAATTGCCATTGCTTATGACTTTATTTTTACCATAGGCTTAATTCGATAAGAATAACCTAATCTTTTATTATATATCAACCTAAAATTAAGGGGCTTTTGTTCGTGCGACTTAAATGTAAAATTCGTATCGTTCATATAGCCTCCATCATCTAGATTTTCAACACTCGCAGAAGATATAACCTCAGAATCTACACCCTTAATTCTACTAGTGTAAATTTTTATCATATCTAAATTAAAAGTGTTTAGCAAGTTGTTTTCTACATAAAGCTGCGCATCATCTTTAGTTGTGGTTTTATCACCAGCAGAATTAGCAGCTGAAACGTATTTATTAATAGAGTCTAAAACACCTTCACTACTTAATAGTTTATTAAGAGTACTAGTAATGTAAAAATCCATATAAACATATTTCTTATCTTCAAATAAAACTACGTCATATTTTTCGTCGTTATTAGCTAAAATTCTATCTTGTTGCTCCTGCGTACTAGCTCTATATGAAGTAAAGTTAATCATATTGTATGAATCTTTTACCTTCATGATTGTAGAACCTAAATAAGATCTTTCTTCTTTAGTTTCAAATGTACCAGGTACCGCTTCGTTTGCTCCACCGGATAAAGATCTAGTATAATAGTTTTTATCCCAAGAAGATCTAAATACATTTACATCTTTTTTGTCTATTGCAATCTCACCTATTAGTGGGTAAAGAGGTAACTTATCTGTAGATCTTGATAATTTAGTAACACCTGCAGAATTAGTCTCATTTACTTTTCTATAAAAGTGGTTTTTAATTATACCCCAAGAAGAATCATGAGTTCCACCATCTTGTATAAAGCCTAAATTAAATGAAGTTCCACATCTGTTATATCGTTTGTAATAATCTCTAGCTAATTTAATTTCTTCAGCACTAGTTAAAGAGTGCTTATACATTGGCTCCTCAAAGTTTAACTCAGTTTCGTTTAGCGTAGTTTGAAGTGTATTTGTTTTAAAATGAGAATACGTATCTGTAAATGTTACAACAGGTCTAGTATCTACCGTGTAGCTACCGTTGTGTCTAACTAAGAACGGATAGTAAGTATCGCCTTGTTCAATATCAAACCCAATAACACCTTGTTTTAATTTAAAAGTTTTAGGCTTATCTTGATCTGGTGATATAGTTAAATTAGAATCTTTAATTATCTCTACTCCATTTTCAAAATCTAATTCAAATTGATTATTTAATATAGTACCATCTTCTTCAATAGTAGTATATACAACACTACCATCGTTTAGTAATAATAAATCAGCAACTGATCCAACAGACAGTTGGTCTAAGATCGACGTAAACGCATTCTTACCCCCTTGTTTATATACATACTCTGCACTATTTTGAACATAACCAGATATGTTAGAAACATTAACAGCATTACCGTTTAAGTCTTGAGGGGCTCCTTCTAGAGTTATTTGATTTTGATCGTCTACTGATTGTATTTTTAGTATAAAAGTAACAGGTCCAGTAGAGTCCGTAACTGTAATTTCAATATTACCAAATATGTCATCATCATCTGAACTAATTTGATCTAAAAAGCTAGCAGTAGATCCGTCAGCGTGATTAATACCAGTTGCTACTAGATAATCAGCACCGTTTGGATTCGTAAAGTTAATATCGTTTAAGTTAAGGGCTCCTGATAATGCAACATCAGAATAGCCAAAGTTTTGATTTTCATGATTCCAAACAAAACTATGATTCATTTCATATAGAAGTTTTCTATTTAAAGCACCATCAATCCACAAATCATCTAATGATACTGTAATTAAAAAGACAACAAACTTAAATGCTTTATTTTGAATTACCTCATATTGTATTCCGTTATTATCACTACCACCTCTTACTAATACTAAAGTGCTAAACTTATAGCCATTAAAATCAGAAGTTTTAACAAACTCACTAGCTTTAGTGTTTACAAATTCTTTTCTATTTTTAAAGTCTACTCTAATACCTTTAAAAACTGTATTAGCAAATGAAGCGTCATTACCACCAGAGACTAAAGTATATTTCTTTTGTAGATTTGTTTTAATAAACGACTTTATGTCATATTGATCTTTTACTTCAAACCCATCAGTAACCATAAACTTATCAAAGTAATTATATGATGTACTTTTAAAGTGAGAAGGTTTTATCTTAAAATCACTTAAGAAATTAACATAACTAAATGTGCTGTTAAGTTGGTTATAGTCTAAATACTTTGGAAGGTTATCCATATAAAACCATTCATGGGTCATTCCCAGTCTATCTCTACCAACAGAATTAAAGTCCGGTGAGAAGTTAGTTCTACCAAAAGCCTCGTTAGCATTTAGATAATAAGGTTGCTCTCTTACAGTTAAACTATCTTTTAGTGTCCATTTATTTATATTAGGAACTACTCTAGATTGTATTGCAAATTCTTTTAAATTATTCTCTTGTAACCTATCATATTCAGTAAACAATTTAATCTCATCATTCTCGGCTTCAGTTTCCTCTCCTAAACGATCGTTAATTCCACTAAAATAAGTATATGGATCTGATATATCGTAATCAGTACTAAACACCTCGAGTGTATTTTGTTGACTTCTTTCAGGCTCATAGTTAATAATTGCTGGAGTTTCATACTCTAATTCCTTTAGCTCAGAGTTTTCTATATCATAGAAATCAAAGTTCATATCATGAATATCATAGGCTGAGAATAATCCAAGTCTAGCTATATTTTCAGAGTATAATTTTTGTTCGCCACTTTCAATGTAATTCTTTTTATCTAGTATTAGTTTCTGGTAAATAGTATTAGGTGTTGTAATATCATCGACTATGTCAATAATCTCATTGTAAACACCAACTGAAGGTGTTGGTAACATATTACCGACAGCAACATCTGAAACAGAATCTTTAGTTACTAAAACTGATTTACCAGCAGAATTACCACCATTCATGTAATGTACAAAGTTATTGTCAATTATATTTTCTGAAAGTTTAAGTAAACCACCAGGGTTATTTACTGTTTTTAAGTCTCTGTTGTTTAATGTAATAAAAGTATTGGCATTATTAGCAGGTATTAAAATACCGGACTGTAAAAGTCTATAACCACTTACCGCATTCTTAATATAGAAATCAGACGCACCGTCATTTATTATTGCAGTAAAGTTGATACTACTATTGTTAACACATCCTACAATCGCTTTAGCGATCTCAGAGGTCGTGCCTTCTAGGGAATAAAAATTACCATTGTATGAACCAGGCGCTAGTGAGTGTGTTGCAAAGAACGTAGAGCTATCTAAATTAATAGAAGTCTGCATCTGTGTAACCTTAGCAATACTACTAGTATTTACTCCGTTTCCTGTAAACGAAAGTTGTAAATCTTGTAAAGAAGCGTTAACCTCATTAATAAAAATAGTATTAGGATATTTACTGTTTGGACCCTCATAAGTAATAGCTATATTGTCTTTGTACGCATTAAGTGCGTTTTTAATTGCTGCGTAAGCATCCCCAACATCGTTACCAATGTTAATAACAGGAATATTAATTACAGCACCGTCAATATTAATAGACATGTTCCAGGATTCATTTGGTATATGTCTTAAAAACTTAATTGAATATACTGATTCTCTAGACTCAAATACTGTAAACCTATCGTTTACCGCAGGTGTTCCCGTGACAGTGAACTTAACAAAATCAAATCCTGGTAAATCACTTTTAATAATATCAATAGAATTACCATTAGGAGCTGTTTTAATCTCGGCAGGTATTTGATTGTTACTATCTTCTACAATTACATTTAGATTATTAGTGTCATACTGGGCTCTTGACGATACTTTATAGAACTCGTCGCTTATATTAAGATATGCCAATGTAGGAGTTGTTGATACTTGTTTAAACGATGGTATTGCAGATTTTGGAAGATCGTTAATATGTGAGTTTAAACTTTTAAAAATAACATCTCCATTATTTGCAGAACGTATACTACCATATCCTGAATCAATATCATTTACATACAGCCCAAAATATCTATTAATAGAATAGTCTTTAGCGTTATGGTCATCAAATAAAAACTCTATATTGATTAAGTTAGCACATGCAAGTTTATTTCTTTCAAAACCGTCTGTAATCATTTCATTACTAGCAATAAGAGGGCTATCAGCTCTAACAAAGTCTTTATGTAAATATTCACCCTTGCTAGTAAATCCACCCTTTCCTAAATCAATACCATTAAAGCTACTTTTCTCTCTCTTTTCAAAGTTAAACTGTATTGGTGATTTAGGGAACGACTCAGCATTAACATGGTTTCTAATATATTTACCAATTGCTGAATCTGTAGTTAAATCAAAGGTCTTAATAATTTCAGAGTTCTTTAGAAGATCCTGTATATTGTCAAAGTTAGTTCTTGTATCAAAGTCCATTTCTCCAACAGGGTCGTTAACTCTAAATATAACAAACTTTTTAGGAATATCTTTATCTAACCAAATAGGTGCTAACATTCTTAACTCTTCAGTATGAAGTTTAGAATAGTTATATGTTGTTCCGTAATGATAAACCTCTTCAATTTGTTTATCAAAACTATCTTGTACTGTAAAATCTGAGTAATCAGCCCTTGTCGCGTACATTATATCAGAAGGAGTGGAACTACTCTTGTAAAACTTGTATAAGTCTTGAGACCACTGTCCCTCTGGGTTAAGCGCCCATTTCTTATACTCAACTGAAGCTAACTCTTTAGTCGCATCAATAGATTCAAGAAAAATCTGATCAGTACTATTTGCTACTAATTTAGCATTAGTTGTTAATTTAGGGTTTGTTCTTAATAGGGGTTTAGATACATTATCTAATACGTAGTTTTCTTCTAAATTAAAATTAGGAGATGTTCTATTTAATACCTCAGCATTATCCATTGCTGGAAATGCATACGTAGCCCAGTTGTGATTAGTTCCTTGAGTTCCTGATGCACATGAGTAACATATTGTACCCTCTTCTCCTTGTGTAAAGTTTCTCCAAACAACAGATGCTTGGCTACCTAATCCAAAATCAACCGCATTAATAGAAATTGCCTTGGCATCCATATCTCCGGATCCTGCAATTATATCGATTTCATTTTGCATTAAATCTACAGCCTCCTCAATATTTGTTGCAGCTATATAATTTATATAAGTAAAACATTTACCATCTATTTTAACCTGAGCTCTAACGTTTTTATCACCAACGTTAATAGTCCTCATAAAATCGTTAACATAAGATACTCCACTTTCGCTAAACTGTTCAATATCTACCATACCATCTACCACATAAACAGGGTAATATGGTTGACCTCCAGGTATACCTGGATCTAATTGAGGCTCACATGCGTAAAATGCAAAGAATATAGAATTTTTAGAACCCAGATGGTTACCTACTTGTATCGTGTCAATTACACCCAAGTTATCGTCAAAATCAACTTGTTGAGTTATACTCCAAAGGGCATCTCTTTGATAATCTGCTAAAGGACCTGCAATACCATCGCTACATGTTCCTAATTGTGAACTAGTAGCAGCCTGTTCTAATACATTATTAGTATCGAATGCAAACCAGTTATATGTACCATCATACCCAGTATAATCATCATTATCCCATAATACAAAGCCACCGCTAGTAGCATCTAGTAAAACTGAACTAGGCTGTAATAATGAATAATTTTGACTTTCTGCCCCACTAGCAGTTACAAAAATTTGAATCTTAGAACCACTATTAATGGTTGTTTTAGCAACGTCTAATAGGCTTGGGTTTTGATTAGCATTAGCAGCATCCCATCTAAAATAAATTGTAACTAAATCAAAACGTTCATCATCGACATCAGCCCACGGTAAACCTCCTATAGCATTACATACTGCACCTATATTAGTAGGATCAGCACTATAATATCTAACATCTAGTGATTTTGTTATGTATGTTATTGGTGTCGGACATGTAATAAGATAGACTCCAGGTGCGTTTGTTGGATCTGGTTCTAACCAATCTGCAATTGCAGTATCCCAGTAAAAATATTGATTAGATGTAATACTAGAATCTCCGTATGCACCTTGTGCTAATATGACGCTTGCTGGAGCAGTTTGGCCCGCATATTGGTTTGCCCAATATTCCGATGCAAATAATTGACCGCCTGCTGCCACAACATCAGTTAAAGTTACAGTACCTCCGGATTGCTGCGGATCTAAAACATTTTGCCAAACATTACCTGTTTGATATATTCCGTTACAATAATCAGCAGCCTGTGCGTTATATGTAACATTAAGTATTTCCCATGCAGCACCACCGGCGGTTGTACAATTTAATATACTTTCTATTGCCCCGGTTGTTGCATTTAATTGAAGTGCTTTTACAGTTCCCTGTGATGTTTCTTCTACAGAAACCCACGTGCTACTAGCACTTGTAGGAATTACCCTACTTGTAGGCTGTAAGTCATCATCGACATAAATAAAGTCTCCTACTGCTAAAGTAGATAAGAACGTTGTACCGTTAGGCGCTGTTTCGTAATAGTATTGATCTAGCCCAGTGCTTCTAGCTTGTGCACATGCTGACTGATCAGAGTTTGTAAATGCAGAATACTGAATCCCTCTATATGGCACCTCTGTTATAGTAAACTGATAAGTAAGAACTGATGTTGTAATTCCGTCATTCGCAGTTAAGGTTACTGTAGTTTGACCTGCAGTTATTCCATTAACCGTAAAGGTCTCAGTACTAGCACTATAATTTGCTGTAGCACTTCCATTTGGATTGACATTTACCGAATAACTTAAACTTTGATTTGGATCAACATCTGTAGCAGTTAAGCCAGTAACAGTAAATGGAGAGCCGGCTATAATAGCAATTGAATTGCCTGGAGCGCTATATGCTTGCCCATTCTGTTTCCATACCGGGGCCGTATTACTAGTTGAAGTATTATTAACAGTTACTTGAATCGGAGCAGAATCGTCAGTACCATCATTTGCTTTATAGTAAAAAACATCTGTTAGTGTAGATGGGTTAGAACCTGGAGCAATGTATAATTGAGTATTTTGTGTATACTGAAAAGTTTGACCGGAACCTACTTGAGTTAAAGCCCCATGGTTTAACGAGGGAAGACCGGTTGTTACACCTGATGCATTACACCAATTAAAAGTCATACTCTGGTTCTCAGGGTCGGTCGCAACTCTAGTAAAAGTATCGGAATTAGTATTACCGTCGGCTACTAAGCTTATGGTTATTGGATTACCAGTTGGAGGTTGATTAGCAGGTGCATTAACGTTTATTGTAATTGTACCAATATTTGATACACCGCCGTTATCGTCTTCTGCTCTAAATGTAAAATTAACTACACCGCCTGCAACTGTATTACCAGGGTGGTATTTAACTATGTAGTTATTTCCACCACCATCTGTTTGTAGTTCATAAACCAATTGCCCTGTAGTAATTGCAGCAGAAGGATCATAATTATCTCTTAACTCACCTGTTGCCGGTAAAGTAATAATTTTCCATATTAATGGGTCACTCTCTGGGTCACTAGTAATCTGTTGAAGATCTATTGTTACACTATCAGCAGCGTCATTATTTTGAGTTACATTAAATGTTTGGCTATTTACAGTCGGAGCGCTGTTAGGGGTTTCTGATGTATCATTTATAGTAACATCGTGTGTAAGTGTGCCTGTTGTAATACTATTATCATCGAGTGCGTCTAATGTTAAAGTTAATGTCTCAGCACCTTCTGTAGTAGTATCTTCAGCTAGAGTAAATGTAACAGAACCAGAGTCACTCGTAATGGTTATAGTACCTGTTAGCGAACCTACTGTAAAATCATTACCATCAATGTTAGTACCCGATAAAGTATAACCTACTTCTGTACCATTTGGAATATTAGTAGTAGCTACTGTAAATATAACAGAACCACCCTCATCGACACTTGATACGTTTGAACTTAAAGTATCATAAGACACGGGAGTAATAGTATCAACCTGTCCTATATCAGTGACACCATCTAATTGTATTGCACTTTGGTTTGTTTCATCCCAGTGCCACCCATTACTGCCAGGTGCATATACTGTACCTGTTGATGGGTTAGTATCACTTGTATCATAAAGTATATTACCTACCTCTAATACACCAGCATTCGCATTACTGGAATCATCAAAGTATTTTGTACTATTGTTTACGCTACTAGGACCATTCTGAATCGCTAGGATTGCAGATGTTTCTAAATTACCTTTAAGTATTAATTGTGCCATTCAGTTTTAAATCTTATTATAGAGATCTTTCGTCTCTATTATATATCAAGATTATTATCTAACTAAATGAAGGATTACTGCTGAAAGATGTTTCGTCTACCGTTACTAGATGGGCTATACCAGCTATTAATTGGTGCTGACGTATTTCTCGTTAATCTTGCCGCTCTAATTGAGTTTAAATTCTTACCTTTAGGGCTATATTTAGCAAACACCTCTAAGTCAAAAGAGAACTGCTCACCAAATTTATCGAAAATATCAAAACCAACCTTCTTAGTATAAGTCAAGTTATTGTAGGCTAATCTAGCGAATCCTCCAACTCTACCAGTATCTGTATCTGGATTATTACCAAAATAATCAGTCATTCTATATTGAAATACAATTTCAACAGAAACGGCATTAGATGAATTATCTTTTTTAGGGTTTATTTGTTTTTTACTTCTTTTAGTATCACCGCCAACTTTTAAAGTCTCTATATTAACAGGGTTCATATATAAAAATGCACCACAAGACCTACCACCTAGTAAATATTGATCGCTTTCTTCATAAGACATTTTAATAGGTCTATCTAAATCTTCAGGTGTATTAGAATTAGCCCATAAAGTCTTTTCTTTTAAACCCCTCCCGTTATGATATGCAGTTTGTTGTTTATTTCCAACTTTTGCATTTGCTAAAAGGCTATTGTAACCAAAGAAACTAAATAGCGTAGAGCCTGTCGCTTTTGTTGCAGTTTTAGGCATTGAGAAAATCATTGACTTTCTAAGAGCATCAACATCAACTATTGTACTCTGCTCTGCAGCACCCGACCATAGGTTTTCTAAAAGAGGGTGGTCTTTATGTACAAACATACCCACATTATATTGATAAAGATTAAGGTTAGTAGAACCAATAGGGGCTGTATTTATGTGATCTGTAGACCATCCATTTGCCCAATCATAGCTGTTAAAAGTACCACTCCAAATAAAATCATTTGCACCGCCAGTTTCAGCTAATTGAAGTGCAGAACTATAACTTAATCCATACTCATAGTCGGTAATATCATAAGGTGTTGTTTCTGATTCTAAAGGCTCAACAATATAGTGGGAGTCTTGATTTGCAACATCCATAAATCTGCTATAAATAAACTGACCCCTTCTTTGTGTTGATTGATATGGAGCATCTCCAGTCTCTTCAAAATCATTAGTATTTACGTTTTGGTACTGTATAGGTGCTAAATCATATTTACCTTCAACCAAGTAGTAACTATCGTTTTCTACTTTTTTATCTACCGCTTCACTAAGACTATCGTTTTGTTCAATACCAAATCCGTTACTAGCCTCTGTTGAGTTTGCAGTAGAAGATCTATATGCAGCTTTATCTCTATTACCAACTAGTTTAGATACTAATTCTAATTTAGTAGCTTTACTATTTTCTAATTGTAATCTAAATGTCTTGTTTACAATATGTCCTTTTCTAATTGCTAAATCAGCAACCTCATTTACATAATACCCAGCAAATAATTGAACTGTTTGATCTTTAGTAACGTTAGTCACTGTACCATCTTCATCAACAATTTTAACAACCAATTCACCAACTTCAGCTTCAACAGTACCTTTAAGTCCTGCTAGTGCAGCTTCTAATTCTGCAATTTTATCGTATACAGAAATAGGCTTTTGTTCGTCTGTTAAAAACCCTGATGCAATATTAGTTGCAACGTGAGCATAATAACTTTCATTTGCAGAGAAAGAATCTCCGACGTGAGTGTAAACACCCTGAGCGGTTAACTCTTCAATCATTCTTACTCTAGCTAATTCAGCTAGATTGGCTTCAACTGTTGCAGCAATATCATTAGTATCAATTTCTGCTTCTGGAAAAGCAACCGTCATTGACTCTGACCAATCTGACATGATTGGGTTTTGAGGGTAACCTGCCTCTGAAATAGATTTAACTCTAATTTCTACAGTTTCACCTTGACTAATTGCAATATCTAATTGATTGAAGTTAATTTCTTGACCATCTTCAACTCTTGATGGCTGCCATGAAAACTTAGTAGCAACTGTACCATCTGGTGCAATTGACTTAGCTCTTGGTCTTACTTTAGTTTTCTTTTCATTCCAGTTTGAGAATACTGCAGTTTTTTCTCTACCATCTTCTGCAAACTTAAGTTGAGCAGCCTCTCCTGATTTACCAGAAGTAGATAGGTATCTATATGCAACAATAAACTGTACTACTTCTTGATCTGCAGTATCTGCAACCTTCTTAGCACCTGGTATTGCCCAGAAACCTCTAATTCTATATTTAGGGCTAATCTTCTTAACGTTAGTATCTGTAGAAACACTTTGTATTTGATTTACAATAGAGCTAAACATTTTAGATTCTGAAACTCTTTCTTCTATAAGTGAGTTTAATTCTGATTTATCTTTATCTCTTTGTACTTCAGATCTATATTTCTTGGTAGCAATTTCTCCACGTTTCTTAGAAATAGTTGAATCTAATTTCTTAACAGACTCATCAACTGTAATTTTATCAGCACTTAATTTTGAAATCTTACCCTTAGCATCATTTGCACTTAAGTGTGTATTAACCTGTACAACTTTAAAGTTTTCAGAATTTAAAACAGGAGCATCTGGAGTTACACCAATTGCTGCAGGAGGAATTGAATCTACTTTTAATGCATCAATCATTCTACTGAAATCAGCTACATTCTCTTTATAGTATTCTGCTAATGTAATTTTTATACCATCCTCTTGAGTAAGAATTAATTCGTTTGTATAATAACCAACACCTGGAGACCAGTTCTCTGCTAATAGTTTAGAATCAGCATCAATTGCTTTCATAAACATTAAAACTCTCTCGTTGAATCCACATGGTATTTCAATTTGTAAGTTATTATCTTCGTTCTTATAGATACCTAACGCGTTAGCTCCAATTTTAATTGGCTCATAGCCCTCAATCAATCTAAGCTCAACCTGTCTAGTTGAAGAGTCCAGCTTGTTAATTCTATATCTTGTGTTTTTAGATCCACCAGCGACCATCAATTCATCTCCTACGCGGATTAATTCAGTCTGGTCTAGATCTTTACCTTTATCAGAGTATGTTAATTTATCTAAAGTGTATAATTTAATAGCTTGTTTTGTAGTAACACCATCAACTAAAACTTCTCTTTGTGAATTCGAGATCGATAGGACATCAAACTTTCCAGTATATTGTCCAGTTCTATATGGCATATCTCTTAATTCTTCATCAACGATATATGCAATGTTATTATTTACTACATCTCTAATTGCAGTTAAATAATCGATATTCTCTTGGTTTCTATAATTTTCATTAAACCAATCCACAGCAGTCTGATTTGAAGAATCAAAAATAATTCTTTTTACTAAAACTCTTTCTGTATCATTTGGTATTTGACCACTTATGTCAAAAGAAGTTTTTAGCATTGGATTTAAGAAATCCTCAGCAAAATAATTTGGAGCAGTAGAAAACGTAATAGGTCTTGCTACAGCAGTAAAGTCATTTGCAGGACTCTTAAGAGCAGATGTAATAATATTTTGAAAAGTACCATCTGGTAATTTAATCTTAGTTGAACCTTTGCCTAAACCAGTTAGCGCTTTTAGATTAGTATCTAATCTTTGCAATTCTTTTTGCATAAAGTTAAACCCAGGAATAGACACTATTTTAGTACCCTCATCTGTAAGTATTTCTAATGGAATACTTTTTTGATCAGTAGTAACTGCTTCATTAATTCTTTCAAAAGTTTTTAATGAATTAGTATTAAGCTCTAAGAGCCTCTTTAATGAGTTGGAAATAGAATTGTTTGTGTTCATATTATCTTAGTATATCTGCTTCAAATACGTAATTAGATGGGTCCATACATACAACTTCAATATAAGGAGTTGTTGTAATCAACCTTGAAGGGTCGATATTAGCAACTGCTTGTGTGAAACCTGTAGAAGTACCTGTCCAAATTTTTATATTGTTTCCGTTAATGTCTATATTATCTAATGCAACTCTAAAGATCTGGCCTTTCGCCCATCCGTTAGTAGAATCATCAATGTATATATTTAGATTTCCGTTGAATACCCCAGAGTCTGTAATATTCTTTAGACTTAATCTATTAGAGAAGGGTACTAACTTAGACCAAACACCATACTGATTAGCATTGGTTGGGTCGTATAAGTTATTTGTAGTTAATTGACTAACCACAGTCGATGAACCTAAGTCCCATCTAAATACGTCAGCAATAACATATCCGTCAACGATATTGTTTACTTTAATTTTACCGGCTATTGATTTATCAACCGTAGTTCCCTTTCCTGCAAATATTACATCTGTATTATATTGTAATTCTACTGGAATTGTACCATCTATTAATTGATTAATTTTACCATGTGCGTTATTTACAAGATCTAACAAAGAGCTTGAATCCTGTAACTGCAACGAAGACGCTGTAAAGTCATCTTCTAATTCTTTTATTCTAGCTTCTAGAGCAGCTGCTTTTGCAGTACCTAGAATTATATTCTCTAAACTATCTAATCTATCAGTAACTTTACCATATCTATTATTAGTTTGTAATAATAAATCTGTTGCATTTTCTAGGGCTGTAGTCGTATCCATAAAAAGGTCCATCGAGAAAGTAGTAAAGTCATTTACACTTGTCTCAACACCTACATTATCTAGAGATGAATTAAATTTAAGATTTAATTTTAATGAATAAGCATTACCATTAAGACCGGTAACTTCATTAGGCTTAAACTTAATTTGTTCATGTATTTTTGTACCAGGGCCTGGATTGTCTACAATATCATCTAAGATTAAGATACCATAAAGGTTGGTAGATCTGTTTGCTGGAATTGACTGGCTATATAAATCATAGTAAACTAGAACGGCATTAAATCTAAATTGTTGTCCAGTCTTTGCAAAGTCTAATAAAGACTTTACATCAGGGTTATTCTGAATTCCTGCATAAGAGGTTGAGTCCCAATCAATACCTACTGAATTTGTACCATTGGTCTGAATATCGTAAAACCCTCCATCTTGTGAAGACCAGCCATCTACAACCGGTGCTAAGTTAATGTTTGGATCTGGGTGTGTTTGGCCCTCTCTACCTTCGATATTCTGATTATTTGAATCTAAATAAAGTTTTGAATTTGTCGTATTATAGTCGTATGGTCTAAATAAAACCAACGGAGTATTACCGACAGACGTAGGTACATTAATGTAGACTTCGTGATATGTATTACCTTGGTAAGCCACATCATTCTCTGCATCGATACTACCTAAATACTTAACTACTCTATCGTAGTTCGAACCTCCTAGAATTGCATTATCGTTCTCTGAATACGCGCCATTACTAGATTCGTTAGAATCTGTAGGTCTAAAGTCCATCGCTCCAAGAGCAGACATCCACTTAAAGAAAATCTTCTCAGCGTCAGATGCTAAAATAATTGGATCGTAGTCATCGTCCTGAAGTAGAAGCTCTTCCATATTTAAGGCATAGTTCTGGAAAGTCTGTGCCCAATCTACATTGGGTTGTCCAGCTACATAAGCCTGTCCTGATGCTTGCTTTAAATTCAATTCAAAGTCAATAGTATTAGAGCCGTACACAGAGTCTGTAAAATCTGGTAAGTCTAGTAAAGCGTATTTACTAAACTCAAAGTTCAGATCAGAACTGTTAAATGCCCTAGTCATATCTCTTGCTGAAGAAGCAAAAGCATACATCGTGCCACCTTGTGGCTGTGGTATTCTAACTAAAGGAGTTGCCATCTATTAGGTTTCAGTTTAATTAATTTAAGATATAGTACAAGCGTATGCGCTAATAATATACCATTTGTTTTCAAAACATCTTAACGTTATTGTTGAGTTTAAGTTATCTAATGCTATTGAAGTTGCACCTAAAGCTGCATTCAAAGATGTTACTGCAGTACTTGCTGCAGCAGCATTAATTAGAGTCACTTCTGTTCCATCAATTGCTGTTGGAAGATCAAACGAACTGTTAATGAAGTATGAACCTTTTGTAATTTCAGACGGGTTGTTCGTTGCTGTAGGAGCTGAAGCAGTTCCAACAACACCGGCCTTGACAATTCTGCCACCGAATGAAACATTGTTACTAAACGTAGAGTCTGTACTAACAGTTAAACCTGCTGTACCTACTACTAAAAGATTCGTACCATCACTAACTGTTAAGCTCGCCGTTACTGCGCTAGTTAATCCAGATAACGTTGAAGTTGTTGGATTAATTAAAGCAATTACTGAAGCTAACTCGTCGTTTAACAACTCAAAGTTACTGTTAATAGTTGGTCTTGAAGACGATACCGAGTCGGTACCTAAAATTTCTGTAATGTTTGCCATTTTAGTTTATTTTACTTTTATCATATTACGTCTTATGACGTTTTTGTTGTTATATGTATCTTCCGCTTCCAGCTCAATAGAGTAGTCGCCCGGCTCCTTGAAAATGTACGTTAGCCACATATTATTATAGTATATATCATTGATTTCTGGGTTACTTAAATTAGTAATAGTCCATTTTGCATTTTTAGCTCCAGGAAACTTAGAAATATCAGTTGATATAGTTACATGAGTAGATCGATCTACTGTCGCATGGTGTTTAAACACTCGCGTGTCGTCCCATGTTGGGTTGTAAGATTTATGGTGGATAAATCCACTAACTTGCGCGTTTGAAGCATTACTTGCCTTAACAATCTCTACACTTTCAAAGTCATAAGTTCTAGAATATTCTTGACCTACACATAATATATGATGCATATAATCGTATATAAGTCCACCGTCATTAAAATCCTCAAATATAGGATTAAAATTAAATTTATTTATTATTGGATCAGTACTTGTCTCAAGATCTGCGACGACGGCTTGCCATCCTGCAAAATCTGCAGCATTAACAGGAGTTGGAGTAGTAATAGTATGTTCTCCAAAAGAAGTAACACCTGTTACAGGATCTTTATATACAATTCTTAAAAGATCCCCATATTCAATCCAGTCAATCTTAAAAGATGCCGCTAAATCCGGACCAACTCTCATTGCATCCCACCATAAGTGGCTTGTATCTTTCCATCTAAAAGTAGACTCATCATAAGTATAAGGTCCAGTAGTTTCTGAATATCCAGTATCTGAATAAACATCTGAATATCTTCTTACAGTAGAGAATCTAACTCCTTGTTCAGCGTCATGTATATAGTTTGATCTATCTAACGTTAAATACATTGGTGCAATATTATCCTCGACTTTAGTTTGGTTGTCCTGAGGGAATCCCCAGTAACCGCCAGACTTATTCCACTCTATCTTTTTAGAATCCCAAGTAAATGGTTTATCGTCTTGGTCTATATCTAACCATTTATAGACACCATACAATTCTAGATCTTTTAATTTAACCTCAAATAAGTCTTTTGTTTTATAGAAAGACATGTGACCAAATAAGTCGTATGTTCTCATTTCTACAGTATATGAACCTACATAAGGTAAATTAAGTGCTATTTGTTTATAGTCATCGATAGCACCTCTGTATTCTTGGTGTAAATCATTTGGTCCATCAATTAACCATTCAATTTCGTAAACCCATTTCTTCCACCAGTTATCCCAAGTTACTTTTAAGTTTGCATTTGCATCTATGGCATCGTCCCATATAAAATTAGCTTCATCCCATACATCATCAAAAGAAGGTACACCATCTAAAATAACTGGACATCCAATTGGAATGTCTTCATTATATGAATGTAATTCTCTGTCGTGATACGTTTCGTAAAACTTTCTGTATAAATCTTTCATCTCAGTTCTTTGAGCCTCTGTTAGAGTACTCTCACCTCCTGGTTGAAGATTTAGGAATGTATTATAGTTATTAGAACTATCATTTTGGTCTAGGGTAGCCTTTAATACATTTGAAGTATCTTCAATGAAAAGATCTCTATCATTAGGAAATACTTCGTATTTAATTTTATGTCCTTCTGTAAAGAATCCAATTGGGTTTTGGATTTTCCACATATTTACATTTCTGTTTGTAAAGTAATCACCCTCACCAGTAATATCTATAATCTTAGCTTCAAGTGGTAGATAATCTGTTTGTAATCTATTCTTTAAACCATATAGCTTAATGATAACCTCGTCAGGAGTATAATCAAATACTTCATCAACGTTTGCAATATCCCAATAGTCAAAAGTTCCATTAGGCTCATTTAATCTATAGACTAAAGAAAATCTACTAGTCTTCTTTTTTGTTGAAGAAGGTACTTTAAACTTTAATCTCTTTCTAATCCTCTCACCTCTTACAGATGAGTTAGGCACTGGAATAGCGTGTAGCTTACCAAAGTTATTCTCTGATTTATCTACATTAATCCAATACTCTTTAAGTGTAATTTTATCATAACCAAAATAATCTATCGCATTTAAGATAGCCTTATATGTACCGACAAAAGGTTTAATATTATGTAATTCTAATAAGAGTTCTTTTCTCTTTGCATTCATTAAGACCTGGTCAGGTGATTGCTCAGATATATCATGTGATTTGAATAACAAGAAATCTGAATCATCTAACGTTGCTCCTAGGTTAGCTAAAAGAACTTTTAATCTTTCATCTTCACCTTCAACTTCACCATAAACTCTAACTCTAGCAACTACATCATTACCAGCTTTAACCTCTAATACTCTTTTATGAATACCTTCTCTCATAGAGTTAAGAGCAATATTAACTTGAATAGCAACATTAGTATTCTCAGTTAAAGTTTTAAGATAATCAGCATCTTGGCTAATGATATTTGAAAATAAACCTAAGTCTTTGTTTTGAGATTTTAATTCTTTAATAAACGGTTTACCATCTGTTAAAGTATAACCATACATAATAATATCTTCAGACTCATCTACTTTAGTCGGCTCCCATTTAAAATCAAATGTAGTTATTGTACCATCTGGAGAAACTGGAGTATTAATAATAGAATCACCACTAGCGTCTATGGCCTCTTCTAAGATAAACAGGTTAACTGTTTCATATAACTGAGTAGATACAACAGGTAAATAGATAGAACCTTCCCAGATGCCATCTACTTGCTCGAGTTGTAACTCGTTCGTTGTTCCGTTAAAAAATCTTAAGTTATTCCACATAATTATCTAATGTACTTGTCATCTTTTTTAACTGTATAGTTCTTGTAACCCTTTAGAAATCTATTACCGTTTAATATATTTAAAAGATAATCATTTAAGAAAGAAATAAAATCATTAAGGGTTGTATTTCTTTGAATGTGCTTAGAAATCATTCTTTGGAATAAACCAATCTCTTGATAATCCGCACCGACATTTAGCCTAGAATCTTTTCTAGTTCTGGCCGCCTTGTAAAGGCTATTTCTTTTATATGCTAATAGATCTTTATATAATGACATTATTTCAAGGCTTTTCTGTTTCCAGCCTGTACTCTAGTGTATATCGTCCTAGGCACTGGCGTTGGGTCGAAGTTAACAGACAGAGCTGCTTCTGCATTAATTAGAGCTTTATCAACAATCTCGTCACCATCACGATCTTGCCATCCGCCTCTAAAGACTGCAACTTCCTCTTTCTCCATAATTATATCACCCCACTGGTCTAAGCCAGCAACAGTGTACGGTATTACTGTAGTTTCATCAACGTCAACGACCCTGACTTCTTCTACTTTTTTGAAAAAGATATATTTTTGCTTACCGTTACCTATGTCTTCTAAGACTACTGGCTCTTGTGGTTGAATCGTTGTTGTAACCGACTCAAAGTAACCTAGTCTTCTAGCTGTTTCTTCAGTTTCTGAAATAAACCTAACGTTAACAGCATCAATACCTTCTATTTCCTCTAGAATATAGACAATATCAGATTTAGGCAGCTTATCTCTTCTTGTTACATTTAACATGTAATCACTTACCTTTGCTCTGACATCATTAAAAATCTCTTCTTTGTTAAACCCTGAAAAATATCTAATATTAATATCCATACTATATTTTCTAACCTGA